ATACCGCCTGATGTTGTTGCACCAGATCCAGATTCATTAGACTCCATTTCTATTGTAAGTGTAGTATCTGTTGGTATAGACGTTACCATAAATTTTTTATCAGTAAAATCACCAGATACAAAACCAGAGTTAGTTATAGATGTAAAAGTATCTAATAATATTATATCAAATTTATTTATATTGTGTGCTGATGCAAAAGTTAACGTTACAGTTTTTGATCCGTTAGTTGTAGAAAAAGCATTTGATAATGATGTTGTCGCTTTGATAGGATGTATATCATAAAAGATACCACCAGAGTATGCGTATAAAATTCTGTTTGTTCCCAAGATAGCATACTTAATACCTGATGTATTTACAAAGTGATGAATAGCTGTGGCTCTGCCTGTAATTTGAACAGAACCTAATTGTGACCAACCACCAATTTTTTCAGGTGTACCATATCTAAAACGAACGTTGTCACCATCAACCCATTGGCTTTCACCACCTGTAGATGTAACTTGTTTGTTAAATCCTGGTGCAAACTTTACTTTTTGCAGCATAATAAATTACCTATGGTTTAGTAGGCCACGTAACGTTTTCACATTTTTCAACAGTGTCTTTACCTTCAGGCAGGTCTCTTAATTCCTGTCTGTATGTTTTCATGTCATCAGACATAGTAACATCAGATAAAGCATAGAAATCAGTTTCAGCTAATAGTTGATTTCTTCTAGATCTAAGATTAGCCTGTGCTCTTCCTAAAGCACCATCTGCCCATGCTTGTTCTTCAGCATCTCTAGCAGCCTCTTCAGCTGCTGTAAACTGAACTCTTTCACCATTTATATTATGAAATCTTGGCATAGTTTTCTCCTTTGTTTTTGTTTATCATGATTAATTAATTCCGTAAAGGCAAATATCTCCAGCATCTATATTCCCTGAAGACATTTTGAATTGCATAGCGTCTATTGCTGATGTAGTGTTAAAATACCCAGCACAAAACCAATCAACATGATAATTATTTGATTTTGGAGAGGCTATTCTTGCTATAAAATGTTTTACAAAAGTTGTAGAACTTGGATTAAATAAATGTAAAGTTCCATTTAAACTTTGGTCATTATCATTACCCATACCTATATTTAAATCTTGAAAAGCTGTTCCTTGTGCTTGATCTTCACTTGTTCTATATCCAAGGTCTGCAGAACTACCAGCTTCATCACGTGTTGCTCTGAATGTTGTTGTGGTCATTGTTGTATTATAATTTGAACCACTATCAGTAGAACCTTGAAATTCAAAATCAACGTTATCTGTAGCTGGGTGTATATTTTTAAAAGTAAATAAATATTCTTTATAAGTATTATCTAAAACTACATCACTTGAGCCATCTACAAAAGATAAAGTGCTAGAACTAGATGCTGTTAACTTTTTAATAAATGTCATATCACCACTACTAAGACTACCAAATGCGGTTACTGATCTGACTCCTCTATTATTTAATTTAACAATACTCATTAACTATCCTTTATTCCATATAGTTTGATTGTACCTGAATCTATATTACCACTAGACATTTTAAACTGAACAGCATCAATTGCAGATTGTGTATTTCCGTACCCTGAAACATAGCAATGTATACAAAATGGAGTGCTATCATTACTTACATAAATTGTTTCTGACGCAAAATGTTTTATAAATGTAGTAGAACTTGGGTTAAATAAAAACATTTGTCCACCTCCATTTTCATCAGCATCAAGCCCAATTTGAGAGGCAACAGTTAAATTTTGAAATGATGTTGACTGTGCTAAATCTTCATTATCAGAATGGGTAAGTGTCGTAAGGCTACCATCTTCTTTGTGATAAGCATAAAAAACTGATGTAGTTTTAGTTACATTATAATTAGAACCTGTATCTGCTGAAAAATTTACAGTAAATTCCCCACTGCTAGATGGGTGTATATTAATAAATTTAAACATATAAATTGGATATGTACTATCTAAAACAACATCTGATGATCCATCAACAAAAGACAATGTAGAACTAGAACTAGCCGTTAGAGTTTTAATATGTGTCATTGCACCAGCAGGGAAACTAGCAGCATTCGTTACACTACTTAAACTGTTATTATTATATTTAACTAACGCCATATAATTTTATTGTTCCTGAATCTATATTTCCTGATGACATTGAAAATTGTACTGCATCAATAGCAGCAGTTACATTACAATAACCAGCAGCATAATAATCTTCTGCGTATGCTGGGCCAGCAGCATGAACTGTTCTAACTATAAAATGTTTTACAAAAGTTGTAGAACTTGGATTAAAAAGATGTAAAGTTCCAGCACCACATTGGTCATTATCATTTCCTATATTAGATGTAATTCTCTGTGCTCCTGTACTTTGTGCTAGATCATTGTCTCCTTTATACCCTAATGCTGCTCCACTATTATCTTCTTGATTATATGCTTCAAAAGCAGTTGTTGTTTTTGTAGCATCATAATCACTTCCACCATCTCTAAAATTTACTTGAAAAAATGCATTATCAGTTGCTGGATGTATATCAATAAACTTAAATATATACTCTTTGTAAGTAGAATCTATCCCTGAAGTAAAATCTATTGTAGATGAACTACTAGCAGTTTGAGTAGATATAAGAACTAATGATCCCCCACCGACACCACTGGGTAGACTCGTGATTGCTGACATAGAGTTATTATTGCACACATTGATTGACATGTGTTACTCCTTTGGATATTTATCTTTTACTGCTTTAATAGTAGTCTTCCAACCATCTATTCCATTGTGATAAATGTCGTCTAATTGATCCACAATAGCTGGGTACTCAGCTGCTCTTTTATATTTGTATTCATCTGGATCTGTCCAAGCATTAACACTTGTCCAATTAATACTGACAATATTTTGATCTTCATCTTTTGCAACAATAGTTTCTTGTGTATCTCCATTAATTGAATTTACATTATCATGTGTTGCAAAAATCGCTTTATGTAACTTTGTCATTATGCTAGTACCTCCATGGCTGTAATTGTTGAAGCCTGTCTTCCTAATTTTGCATCATCACTATCATCATAACTACTACAAACAGTCATACCTTTACTGGAACTAGAAGTATGATTAATTTTTATTCCATAAGTTATTTGTGATGTTGAACTAGGTGAGTCTAAAAAGTTTGTGCTCAAATTTTCATTATAACTAGTTCCACCATTTGCTTGCATACCTTTTGAATTTTGTCTTCTGTTACTACTTGCACCAGGTAAATCAATTTGTGTGCTATCTCTAAAAAGTTTAAAACCTACTCCATGACTACCATTTACACCTATACTTACGTTTACAAATATTAAAATTTTTGATGAAGTTGCACTTGGTGTTATATCAACTGTAAGACCTGTAACTATATTAGAATCTCCACCTGAACTAACACTTTGACTAAAAGTATCAGTTTTATTTGTTGAAACAACTTGACCTATTTTTCCACCACCTTTAATATGACTAAAATCTATTCTTTTAATAGTGCCACCATCGGATATTAAAAGTTCATCAGTATCATCTGGTGTAGCAGCTAGAGCTGTTTGTCCTGATATTACATTATCATTTAATTTAGCAGCCGTTACAGTGTCGTCAGACGGCTGGCCTATGTCCAGCACATTACCTAATATTTGAACGAAGTCTATGACGTCCCCTGTCGCCAGATTCGAGGCGAAAGTCATCGTGGACCCTGAAATAGTAAAGGATGATCCTGGTTTTTGTAGGATACCATTTAAACTGACTAACATGTGGTTAGCAGATTCTGGGGCTACGTTTACACCCCCTACCTGTAGGGTGTAAGCTGCCTGTCCGTTTACGACTGATATCGCATCACAGACTTGAAAATTTCCAACAGTAGGGGCTTTTCCTATATAGGCCATGGTTCTCCTTTTTGTTTATCTATCATATTAATTTATTCCATACAAGGTTATTGTTCCAGAGTCTATATTTCCTGAATCATATGCAAATTGTATTGCATCAACTGCCGATGTAGTATTTATGTAACCAGCTACAAAACAATGATCTGCATAATCTAATGAGTGTGATGAATGCATCTGTGCAATAAAATGTTTTGTAAAAGTTGTTGAACTTGGATCAAATAAATGCATGTAACCACTACCTGACTGATCATTGTCATTACCAAAATTTTCAGAAATTCTTATTCCTCCTGTAGAATTTTGAGCATCATTACCTGATCTATATCCTAAAAAAGTGTCATCACCCTCACCCTGCTCAGCCATAAATGAAGTTGTCATTGTTGAAATACCATAATTAGAACCACTATCGGTGCTTGCTTTAAAATTAAACTCAGTTGAACTAGCAGAAGTATGAAGATTATTAAATATAAATATATATTCTTTATATGTATTATCTAAAACAACATCACTAGATCCATCGACAAAACTTAATGTGCTACTAGAACTAGCAGTAAGTTTCTTTATAAATTTCATAGATCCACCTGCAGATCCTGTCTCAAATCCATTAGCACTGCTATTAAATTTTATAGCTTCATTTGCAGATGGTGTTACATTTAAACTATTAAATTTTAATTTATTAAGTGCCATTAACTATCCTTTATTCCATAAAGTTTAATTGTACCAGCATCAATATCTTGTGGATCAAATTTAAATTGAATAGCATCTATTGCAGATGTAGTGTTTGCGTAACCACCTATGTAATAATTATAATTTATGTTACTATTTATAAAATTTGTTCTTGCCATGTAATGTTTTACAAATGTCGTTGATGCTGGATTAAATATAAATAGGTCACCACTAATATTATAATCATTGCCAAGACTATCAAATCTATCTGATAAATATTGAAAATTTGTGCTTTGTGCCAAGTCTCTACCTGTATTATATGATAAAACACCTGTTCCCCCACCCTCAGAGTTTCTTGCCTCAAAAACACTTGATGTTTTAGTTACATTATAATTACTACCAGTATCAGCACTAAGATTAAATTGAAACTGTGCTGCTGAGTCTCCACTTCCTGATGGATGACAAGCTATAAATTTAAATAAATACACAGGGTATGTGCTATCAAAAACAACATCTGAACTTCCATGAACAAAAGATATTGTTGAATCAGAACTAGCTGTTATGGTTTTAATTAATACCATTGATGTATCATCAAATGTACTAAAACCATTAGCACTAGCATTAAATCCTAAACCTTTACTAGCAGCTGTTGTTACATCAAAACTATTAAAATTAAATTTTGTAAGTGCCATTACGATACTCCATATAATTTTATTGTTCCTGAGTCTATATTACCACTGCTGTATTTAAAACGTAATCTAGTTATTGCTGTTGTAGTATTAAAGTATCCACCTGCAAAAAAATTCATAGTATAATTTGACGGACCATAACTATTTGTATTAATTAAAAAATGTTTTACAAATGTTGTATTACTAGGGTCGAACAAATGCATAGTACCATTAAAAGACTGATCACTATCATTACCAACACCTGAGTTTCCTGTCATATAGTGAAAGTCTGTGTCTTGGTCTAAATCTCCACTTGTATAATATTGAAGAGTTGGTGTTCCTGCACCCTCATAATTATATGCTCTAAAAGATGCAGATGTAATAGTTTGATTGTAACTAGTGTTTGTTCCTGTATCACCTTGAAAAAGAAAGTGAACACTATCAGTTGCTGGATGTATATTTATAAACTTTACAATGTATTCTTTGTATGTAGAGTCTATTCCACTTGTAATATCAATAGTTGATGAGCTTGAAGCTGTTGATGTGGATATTAATACTAGACTACCCCCAACATCCCCTGCCTCTAATCCATTATTACTAGAATTAAATTTAACTACTTTACTAGCAGTTGGTGTTACATTTAAACTGTTAAAGTTGACCTTAGAGAGTGCCATGGGTTACTCCTACGTATCTCCTAATCTAATAAATCTAAATCCTGTCATAATCTCAGATGAACTACCATAAAAAGTTACATTACTTGAAGGAGGATTAGTTGGTCCAATATTAAATTTTATTTTTACATTTGTTGTATTTGAAACATCAACTATCGTTTGTACTGTACCTTGAAATTTATCTGGTTCCGAAGTTCTAGGATTAAACCATTTTCTTGCTCTATTTTCAAAAGTTGAGTTATCTGTTGTGATGTCTATAGAAGCATCAAAATCATCTGTTGAGGATGTTGCACCCGTAATTTCAAAAGTTACTAAATAAATTCCTGTTGCACTAAAAGAAAATACACCACTTGATTGAGAAACATTTGATCCAATAGCACCGTAAGAAGCAGTTGCATTCTCTGAAATATTTGAGGTGATAAAATCATCTGTTGAGTTTGTTCCAGATTTATCGGATGTTAATAAAAATTCTTGTGCATTTGTTATTCCACCACCTTTAATATGACTAAAATCAACTCTTTTTAATGTTCCAGCATCACTTACAAGAAGTTCATCAGTATCAGCTGGAGTCTCACC